TGGTAAAGGTTTGATTGAGATGGACACTTTATGGAAATTTCAATCTCAGGAAAATGCTATAAAAGCTCAATGGGATACAGAGCAAGCCGGTGGAAATAAGAATGAATGGAAACAGGTTTCTAAAAAGATTAAAGGAGCAGCAAAATTTAATCCTTATAATGATAATGCTTTTAGGGAATTACAAGCAGGAGATATTTACAGAAAAGCAGCTTTAGAATTAATAAACACTCCTGATATACATGCACTTGAACCTGAAAAATTTGAGCAGTTGGTTAAGGATAAAAACCAACAAATGATGCAAGCTTTTAAGGAAACAGGTTTATCACCAAAAGATTATGGTGCTACTGTTATGCAATGGCAAGAGCAGCTAACTGCTTTAAGACAAAACTATACAGAGCTTCATGCCGACTATAAATATAAACAATTAGCCACAAAGCAAGCTTCTGATTTAAGTATAAATGCAGCAAGTGCATTATTGGAAAATAAAGAGTTGGATAAATCTGTGGCAGTAAGAAGTACAATAGATGCAAAGCTTCAGGAATTAGATGATTTAGGCATGTCCCCCGAAACTCAGGGGGCTGTTATTCTTTCCGGTATGAGAGGTTTTCTTGCCAAAAATGCCGATTTACTTACAGGGGCAGAATTTAAAGCTGCTGTGGCTGATTTAGAGATTGGCGGAAAACCGGCAAGAGAAATGATAGATGATTATGATGTAAAAGTACAGCAGCTGTATAAAGAAGCCGTAAGAGCAGTTTATGAAGATAAATCTTTAGCTTTTGAAAACCATAATCTTGATTTAAAGGTTCAATCACAATCCGCAATGAAAGATTTATATGACTGGACACAGAAAAACCCTAATGCAAGCTATTCGGACACTCTGGCACAAGCACAAGACTTAATTCAAAAATACGGACTTGAAGAAGTTGGTTTTAGCTTTATTAATGAAATGGCAAGAGATAAAAAGACTCTTGTTGAAATGTCAAGTGTACAATCTGACCCTTCTAAATTACAAGAATTAGGTGCTAAAGCAGCACTTGGTACTTTGACAGGTGAAGAAGTCAATCAGGCAGTTATTGATGGTAGTTTAAACTGGAAAGAAGCACTGCAATTTACTGACAGAATTAATAAAGAAGCAAAAGCTCAAGTTACAGCAGTAAAATCTCAATTCAATGATTTTAATTCTAAACTTAGCAAGAATGGTATTTATGGTCAAACACTCGGAGAAAAATCTCAGGATATTAAAGATATTGCTGGCAAAGCTAACCAACTGATAAATGAGTTGAATAATGGAACAAAATCACCTGATGAAGTTCAATTAGGGTTGCAGCAGCTTGAAAGAATTACAAGTGCTAAGGTTCAAATAAAAAATAATAAAACAACAAATGATTCATTTTTAATAAATGCAAACTATATTAAATCTCAAACAGCTCCAAAATATAATGCACAACAAGCAATACCGGCTTTAAAAGCATTAGGATTGGAAAGAGGTATTATAGGTCAAAGGGTTAATCCACAAGTAACTTCAGCACCTAATGATGCAAGAATGATTAATGGTAAACCTTCTCCCCATAAAGGATATGATTTAGGAGCAACAAAAGATACAAAGATTCATAATGCCCCTATGGCTGGTAGAGTTATTTATGCTGGATATACAAAAGACTTTGGTAATTATGTTGTAGTGAAATATGATAATGGTTCATATATGAGACTTGGACATTTAGCAACTTCTACATCTCACCTGCAAAATAAAACACTGGGAGCTGGTGCATATATTGGTATGGCAGGTTCAACAGGTTATTCAACAGGAATACATTTACATGTAGATTTTTGGGATAAGAACAGGAGAATCATAAGTGCTGAGAAGTTTCAAAGAGGAATAAGATAATAATGGAAGATATAAAAATAAATGGTTTAACAGCTGATGAATGGGAAGAAATGGCTAATCCGCCGGCTGTGTCTGATGATGAACTAACACAGATGGGAATTATGCAGTTTTCTTCTAATCAACCGGAACAACCACAAGCAAATATAGAACCACCTCAAAAAGCAGAAAGAGATGATTATGAAGATTTAGGCTATTGGCAAACAGTCGGTGATGAATTTATGGCAGCCGGTGTTGAAGCTACTAAGTTTTTTGTACCCAAAAAGTATGAACTAAACTACACACCAAGAACAAAAGCCGGTGAAGCCTATCAAACTTTCTTCAAATACTTATATGGTATTGGTGGTCTCTTAGTTGGTGGTGAAGTTGCAGCCGGAGCAAAAGGGATTGCTCTTGCTGCTAATGCTCCAAAAGCAGCTAAAATTGCCGGTGGTGCTGAAGCTGTTTTAAAAGGAAATAAATTCTTTAAGACAGGTTCATCTGCTCTTGCTAAAAAGCTTGGAGTTGGTGCTTTAAATATAGGTACTCAAGGTGTAATGCAAGGAGCAATTTTAGATGCGACTATTCATGACCCTGATGAAGGTAGAATGGCTGACCTTTTTGGAGACACTAATAACAAATTTATTGATTGGCTTCAGACTGATGAAAATGATACAACAGCCACAGCAAAATTAAAGAATGTTGTTGATGGTGCTTTATTTTCAATGGGAATTAATGGAGTATTTTCAGCAGCAGAACCGGTTATGACAAGAATGCTAAAGAATGTAAAACTCTTTAAAAAGACAGCACCGGACACAACCGAAGCTGTAGAGTTAGCCGGAGATATTATACAAGACCAGCAAACACTCGGTAAAATTGCAGATACTACAGACCTTGTAGATACTGTAAAAGGTATTAAAGAACAAGCTGAAATAAACGGAGATGATGCTTCAGAAGTAATTATCAACACTTTACATCCCAATAATATTGAGGATGGGCAAAATATTCTAAAAATGCTTGATGACGGGCATGATATTTATATAAATAATGATGGTTCTTTTGCTATTAAAATTGAAAAGTGGGAAGATGCAGCTAATCTTACACCGGAACAATACAAAGAACAATTAGATGCTTTGGATGCTCTAAACGGTGAAACTAATGTTGGTAACACAGCAATAAAGTTTCAGGATGATGCTGTTAAATCCGCTTGGACAAATCGTGGTTGGATTGGCGAATATGAAGATTTGACAAATAAAAATGCTAATAAAATAGCAAAGAACTATAAAGACAAATGGGAAATTGATAATAATATTAAAGTTGAGTTTGTTGATGGTTTAACTATAAAAGGTAAAGCTGTTGAAGGTAATACTCAGGCTACAAAATTCTTAGGTAAAAAAGCTAAGAACACTCAAAATGCAATAGATAAAAAATCCTTACAGGTTCAAAAGCTTCAAGATAAAGTAACAATGCTTGAAGGTACTAATACTCCTGTAATGGAAGAATTAGATATTGCAAAAGAAGAATTGAGAATAGCACAAAATGAACTGAAAGATTTACAAAAATCAGCTAAAAACCTAAACAACAAACCAAACATTACAATCCAAATTGATAAAAATGCAAGAAATCCTTATGCTACTTTGAGAAGTGAATTAGAACATGCAAGAGATATTGCAAAAGGTGAAGTACCTGACCAAAATGTAAGACACTTTTCAAGATATGAAGGAATGAATGAAGGTGAAGCAGCTGTTGGATATACGTATAAAAAAGCACAGAGCAGAGCTTCACAAAATACAATAAAGGATGGACAAACTGTTTCAAATGAGTTAAAATATAATCAGGAGATAATTAATGGACAAACAGGAACAAACACAACAAATGCAAGAGTTGCGGAAACGATTGGAACAAATGGAAGTAACGGAAGATTATCTTCAACAACTGATGAAGGAATACGACCTTACACACGAAGAAGCAATGATGGCAGCCAGTCAGGGCTGGTAATACATGAACCAAGTCCTGAATTTAAAACTAAATTAGAAGCTCAAGGTTATAAAGTAAATAATTATCAAGAATTAGCAGCAAACAGTGATGAAAGTGCTGCTTCTTTTATATCTGATTTTAGAAAAGCCAATAAGATTAATGGTAAAGTATCAGCTCAAGTTTATGAGTATTCTGCTGAAGAATATAAACAAATGAAACTGTTTAAAGCTGAAAATGGACAAAGTGGCTTTGCTATTAAACAAGATGGAGATATTGTTTCAGTTTTTTCATCTGAAAGAGGTTCAGCTCATGCCATGATTGAACTGGCAATACAAAATGGTGGTAAAAAACTTGATTGTTTTGACACTTATTTACCAAAAATGTATAAAAAGCACGGTTTTGTTGAAGTCAGAAGAGAAAAATGGAATGAAGCCTATAAACCAAAAGATTGGGATAAAGAACATTTTAAACAATTTAATAACGGTGAACCTGATGTAGTTTATATGGAACTTAAACAAGATACAAAACAAGCTCCTATTCAATCTCAAACTATAGCAGAACCGGAACAGTTAAAATTAGATTTTTCAACTGTAACTTCAGAAGCAAAAACAACAGATGAATTAGTTGATTCTGTTGTGAGTGGTAAAGCTAAGATAACACAGCCTGATGATGTTCAAGCAGTTGTTAATAAAGCAGTTGACCTTGACCCTGAAATCTCAGGAACAACTTGGCAAGCTATCTCGGAAGATTCTGAAAAACTTGCTGATTTTATGATTCAGGCTGAAGATTTAGGTTATACAAAAGAACTTCAAGAAGCTTTATCAATGAATGATGTAAAAGCTATGGATGGTATTACAAGAAAAGTTTTAGCCATTCAAAAACTATCTTCTCATTTAGGTGATAGATTAGCTCAGTTAGGTGAAAATCCTGCATTGGAACAGAAACAAGCTTTAATAGACTTAATTGACCAAATAGGTAGATACACCAAAGAAACAGGCTCAGCTTCAGGCAGGAACTTAAATGCTAGAAAACTAATCAATAAAGGAGTAGAAACTTTTGGCAGTTTAAGATTATCCCAATTAACAAAAGAAGGAATATCAAAACTAACTGATTTATTAGAAACAACAATTAATAATATTAATTTAAACTTCACAAGAGGTGAAACCTTAGCAGCTAAAAAAGAAGCACTGGTACAAAGTTTAATGGATAGTGCTAATTCTGATTTGGTAAACATAATCTTAAATGATGAACAATTATCAGCACAAGTGAATAAACTGTTTGATGATTTGTTATCAAGAGGTAATGTTTCTAATGATATTATTAATAAAAAACTCTCTGATATAATTACAGAAGCAAGATATAATGAAGTATTTAATGCTACAAGGCTTACAGATAACCCTGAAACTAAAGCTAAAGTTGTAAGACACTGGATTGACCAACAAGGGGGTCTAACTTCTTATTATGTACACAATTTGTTATCAGGAATAGGTACTTTAGCTAAGAACATTGTATCAGGTGGCTTAAATACAGTCTATTTCCCTGCTAAAAAGATTGTAGCAGGTTATCTTGGTGGCGGTGAAGCTATGACAAGAGAAGGCTGGAATACATATAAAAACCTGATGTCAAGTTGGAAAGAAGCTTGGAACTTAGGCTGGGTTGCTTTCAAAAATGGTGATGGTCAATTATCCATGATGAAAGATACAATGGCTTTAGCTGATAGTGAAGTGTTTAATGGTTTCAGAGATTGGAAATTTGATTTTTCAACTCCTCAAGGTATTTGGCATGCAGTGCAAAATATCCATTCTGTAATGACAAGAGCTATGGGAGCTTCTGATGAATTTATGTCTCAATTAAATTACAGAAGCATTGTAAGAGCAAAAGCTATTGATAAAGCAGACAAGCTTGCAGCTAAATTTGGCATTACTGATGAAGCTGTGAAATCCGATTTAACGGATAAAATATTTAATCAAGCTTTTAATAAAGATGGAAAACCAATGGACTTGGATTCTTTTAAAGAAGCTAAGGATATTTTATATCAGCTGCCATTAAATGGTCAAATGTTTGATAATGCTGTTGGTGATGTGGTGCAGGTAAGACCTCAATCATCTGTAACAGGTTTAGCACAGAATATAAACAACGCAGCAGCATCTAATCCGTTATTAAAAATTATGTTTCCTTTTGTTAAAACAGGTGCTAATATCCTACAACAAAACTTGGAACATAATGGGATTTATGCTTTATTATCAACAAATCAAAGACAATTATTAATGGCTGATACAAGAGAAGGAGCTTTGGCAAGGTCTCAGGTGGCTTTTGGTATGTTTTCATTTATGACAGCAGCCGGATTAGCTATATCAGGTAAAGTAACAGGTTCAGCACCATCTGACCCTAAAGAGAGAAAAGCTCTTTTTGATACCGGCTGGAAACCTTATTCAATCAGATTTGGTGATAAATATATCTCTTATCAAGGATATGAACCTATACAGACAATCTTAGGCTTTGCAGCTGATAGTGTTAATATCGGGGCTAATGTTGTTAGTTCTGAAGATGATGCAAAATGGAGTAAATTTACCCAACAAGTATTATCAACAGCAGTCAATAACTTCCTTGATAAAGCAGCATTCAGAACAGGATTAAGACAATTAGCTTTCATAACTTCACCGGATGAAAATATGGATGAATTTCAAAAGACTTTAGCTCAAACAGCTCAAGGTTTCTTGCCTGATTCGTCTTTTGTTAGAAATACATCTTCTTTAGGTAAAAGAGAAATGACACAACCATCTAATGCCTATGAAAGAATATTTAATAACTACTTTAACAGAGGGTTAGGTGATTATAGACGGGATGTATTTGGCAACAGACAGGATAATATTGGTTTATTGGTAACAAATGTTGCACCCGATAATTCAAATATGAGAGAGTATGAAGAGCTTGAAAACCTGTCTCAATTTGGTTTTAATCCGTCTGAAATAAGCAAAACCATTCATGGTACATCTTTAAAATACAAGGATTTCAAAGACCCACAAACAGGTAGAAGTTCTTATGATGCAATGCAGGAAGAACTATCTAAAATAGAACTGGATGGAAAAACTCTGCAAGAAGCAGTAAGAGAGCTTGTAGATAGTGATGAATATCAGGATTTACCTCTAGGAGTAAATATGAATGGTTATAAATATTCAGCTTCAGAAGATACTAAACTTAATGCAATAAGAGAAATCTTTGTTGAATATAATAATGCAGCTTTAAGAAATGTGATTGAAGAATATGGTGATACTTTTATTGATAATAAAGGCAGAACTATGGATGAAGCTGTAGAAGAAGTTAATATAGAGAAGATGGATGCTTCATTAAATCACGCTTTAGACCAAAATATAATGGATAAAATAATGAGATACTAGCGACTTGTGAGCAGAGAGTGCAAGGCGAAAGCCGATACTCGTTTAGTGCGAACAAGTCAAGAAAAGGAAAAACATAAATGGCAGAAACATATTATGCAAGGACAGATGTGTCCTACAGTGGTGGTGATAAGTTTTTCACCATCACTTTTTCTTATATTAAGAAAGAACATATAAAAGTTTATATAAATGATAAAGCAACAGAAAATTTTACATTCAATACAGAAAGTCAGATTGTTGTAAATGATGATTTGGTTGTTGGGGATGTTGTTTCAATCAGAAGAACAACCCCTATTGATGAAAGAATGGTAGTATTTTCTGATACATCAATTCTTAATAAAGATACACAAAACCTTGCACAGGAACAGTTGTTTGATGCTATGCAGGAAGTTTATGATAATAACATCCAATTTAATATTGATACTTTAGATTTAATTGAAAATAATCAATCAGAATTGGAAGCCACCATAGCAGTAAACAAAGCAGACACTGATAAACAGATAGCCGACAATAAGGCTGATACAGATAAACAAATTTCAGTAAACAAAGCAGACACTGATAAACAGATTTCTGACTTTGAAGATGAAGTAAATGCAACAATAGAAACAGTTTCAGAAGCAGCTGAAAAAGTTAATGAACTTGAAGAAGCAGTACAAACAGCTGTACAGGCTGCCGGTACTGCAAGTGAAAAAGCTGATGATGTTGAAGAAACGCTTGCCACAGCAACAGCTGAAATGGACAGCAAACTTGCCACAGCAACAGCTGCTGTAACCTCAGCTCAAGAGCAAGCTGAATTGGCTGCCGATAAAGTAGAAGAAGCTGAAGAAGTTATAGCGACTATAACACCGGCTTTAACTCAGGAAATTGCAGATAGAATTGCTGATGTAAATAAATTGCAAGAACAAATAAACTATTTACAGCTAAAAGCTACAGGAGTATTTTCTGAATATTTAAACTTCCTCAGAGCAGGTTCAACACACACAGCTTTAAAAATAGGTGAAAATGTTTCACTAAAATTTAAACTAGGTACAGAAGAATGTTTATATTCTAATTCTGCTGATGATGAATTTGATGTTATATCAAAACTTGATTCAGGAGATTCGCTGCAAGCCGGTAAAGATTACTGCGTATATTTAAAGAAACTTGCAGCAGCAGCTACAGGATTTGATTTTGTTGTTTCACTAAATTCAACATATCCTACAGGCTATACAGCTGATGAAGTTTATAAAATAGGGGGTTTTCACACACTATGTTTGGCTGTTACAGATGCTAATGCTCCGGCACTCAAAACAGGATGCTGGGTATCAACACATACAGCTATAGGATACAACACCTCTGATATTATACCAAATTCAGTATGGTGCTTAACACACAGACCTGTTTCAGAACCGAATGGAATGGTCTATGTTGATAGAAGAGGTAAATGGTTTGACATTTACTTACAATCAGGTACATTTACAGGAACAGCATCTGTCTTTGGTGGAACAATCACAGATACAAGACAATCAATATTACATCTTTTTGACCTTCTGTGTGTCTTTAAAGAAATGATGTCAGATGAAGATTTCATGGTAGCATCTGAAGGTTCTAATAACCTTACAGCCATTTCAGGAGCTGCTGACCCTGTTACAACAGGCGGACACTATGACACAGCAGGTAAAAGAACGTGTTCTATATACTTCCTTGAAGATTGCTGTGGAGCAATGTGGCAATGGCTTAGTGAAATTGCACCGGTCGGGGGTACAGGATGGAATGCTTACGGAACAAATGCTACAGAAAGAGGACAATATTATGGTTCAATGCCGTATGTTCTTCGTGCCGGTGGTGATTGGCATAACTCTTCTTCTTGTGGTTCTTGGTCTCGTGCTGGTGATCGTGTCCGTTCTGATGTCAGTGCTGCCAGTGGCTGTCGTGGTGTGAGCCGTTCTTTATTTATTGGTAAAGTGGCTTAAAAGCTTATTATAATTAGGTTGTAGGTTGTCTTGTTACACGAAGAATGTTAGCTTTTTAAAGATTAAGGTATAACAAAAAAGAGTTCTTCATGCCGGTGGTAATTGGAATAACTCTTCTTATTGTGGTTCTTGGTCTCGTAATGGTAATAATGTCCGTTCTAATGTCAATGCTAACAATGGCTGTCGTGGTGTGATACGGAGTACAGCGAATATTTAGCACATATTCATTATCTGTACTTTGGCTGAATCTACAACCTTGTCCTTTTGGGCAAAATACAAAACTATTTTAAAAATCTTATTAGTAAAGTAATTGAAAGTGAGAGGTTTTCTTTTGTGGTAAAGAAATATAAAGGCTTGTGGAAACAAGTTATTGATGAAAACAATATTGCAGATGCTTATAGAAAGTCTATTTTAGGTAAAAGAGGATATTCTTCAGTAGCTCGATTTGAACAAAACAAAGAAGCTAATCTGAAACATATCAGAGAATTGCTTGTAAATCAGACATATAAAACATCTCCTTATAATCAGAAAACAATATATGAACCTAAAGAAAGAATTATTTATGTACTTTCTTTAAACCCTGACAGAGTGGTTCATCATGCTTTAATGAATGTCTTAATTCCGATATTTACAAAAATGTTCATTAAAAATACCTTTGCTTGTATTAAAGATAGAGGTTTGCATAAGGGTTCAATTTTAACATCTAAATTTGTAAAGAAATATAAGTATTGTCTTAAATGTGATATTAGAAAATTTTATCCTTCAATAAACCATGATATTTTGTATCAAATGTGTGAGCGAAAATTTAAGGAAAAAGAAATCTTATGGTTATTGCATGAGATTATTTATTCTATTGAAGGAGAAACTAATGTTCCTATTGGTAATCTTCCTTCTCAATGGTTTGGTAATTTCTATATGACCCCATTGGACAGATATATAACAGAAGATTTACATATTACGGCTTATTTAAGATATTGTGATGATTTCTGTTTATTTAGTGATGATAAAGCTGAATTAAACAGAGCAAAGAAACTAATTGAGGATTTCTTGAAGGATAAATTAAAACTGAAAATGAGTAAGTGTGATTTGTTCAAGACTTCTCAAGGAGTGGATTTCTTAGGTTATAGACATTTTGATGGCTATAAGCTTTTAAGAAGAAGCACAGCTAAAAGAGTAAAGAAAAGATTACCTGCTATCCTGAAGAAATATCAGGAAGGAAAAATGACACAGGATAGATTCAGGTCATGTATTGAATCTACTTATGGTTGGGTACAATGGGCAAATACTTATAATTTTCAATTAAAGCTGAAACTCTCTAAAATGAGAGAATTGGCTTATGCTGAGGAGACTAAAACAGATGATACTAAACACTAAACAGGATTATATCAATTACTTAAAAATTAATCCTAATAATGCAAAACAAGAACTTCAATATCTTCTAAACAGCAGATTTGCTTGGTTTAATACAAAAGTTATGGATGAAAAGGATACATCTCTTGTTGAAGATGAAACACACAGATTTATTGAAGAAGAAGATGATGGGTTCTTGTATCAAGAATATTTAGAAGATTCTAACTCAAAATTATTCAAGATTGGATTTACTGTTGCAGAAGTTGAGGAGTTAATAAATGAAGGTTAGATATGATATTAAAACAGGTTTGTTAGGAAAAGCCTATCCTGAAAATATGGTTGTTCCTGAACCTTTTATTATTTTAACAGAAGATAAATTAAATGAAATTGCAAACAATAAAGACAAAGCAGCTTTTGTTGTTGATGGTGAGATTTCTTATCAATCTAAAGCTGATATTGAAAAAGCTGAAAAAGAGAAGAAAGAAGCTGAAAGAATAGCAAAACTACACATGACTAAGTATGATTTCTTCAAATATGTCTGTGAACCTCATGGAATTACTTATGATGCTTTAATGGATGTTGTAAACTCTAATGATTCAATCAAAGCAGCTTGGAATCTTTGTAACCATGTCTATAGAGGTAATGCAGACTTAAATGCTTACATTCTGACAGTTATCCCTACACTAACGGAAGAAAAGCTCAATGAAATTTTTGAAGAACACACAGAACAGTAATTTCTCATATTGGTATTACGATTTAGGTTTTAGAAGGGAATTTAGAATAACTTACAAACTCCCTACAAAACAAGAAATAAAACAATGGTGGAACAGATTATGGAAGAAAAGAAAATAAAATCATTGACTTTAACAAACGACCCCTGTATACACACTAGGTCTGTTTTGTTTGATGACGATAAAACCTTAATAAAAAATAAAAATAAAAAACAATTTATCACCTGTAAAAACTCAATGTTAATTGTTCAGTTCACAGATGGTTCAACTGTAAAATTGTTTGCTCCAAAAGGAACAATTTTTGATGGTGCAACAATTCCTTTTAATATTGGCAAAGGTAATATGAAACTGTTAATTCCGGCTTTGTTTCACGATATTATGTGTGATGATAAAAGCCTGATTGATTATAACAGACAAATTGCTGATGAAATATTTAGAGAAGCCTTAATAAAATGTAAAGTCAATAAAGCACTGGCAAACTTTATGTTCTTACAGGTTGAATTATATCAGATGTTATTTTGTGATTGGAGAAAGAAATAATGTTAGAAAAATTATTCACAAAAGAAAACATTGTTATAGCTGTGGCTGTGTTTATTTTGATTGCTCAATCCAATTATTTTGCAACTAAATTAGATATTGCAAACCTTAAACTTGAAATGGCACAAATGAATGACCAGCTTAAAGCTTATTCTGATAATGGTGATAAAGAGATTTTAAAAGAATTAGACAGTAAATATCAAAATATAATCAATAAATTAGATAGGATGAAATAATGTTTAAAGAAATTATATTACACTGGACAGCAGGAAATTATAAACCCTGTGCAACAGATAAAGAACATTATCACTATATGATTGATAAAGATGGCAATGTTTACAGAGGAAAATATACACCACAGGATAATGAAAACTGTACTGATGGTAAATATGCAGCACATTGTGGTGGTGGTAATACCGGAAGAATTGGTATTGCAATTTGTTGCAGAAAAGATTTAAAAACACCACCTGTAAGGGGGCAGGTAGAAGCAATGTGCAACCTTGCAGCACAATTATGCACAGTCTATGGTTTACAACCACAAAATTGCATAACACATGCTGAATTTGGTCAACTACATCCTAAAACATCCAGCTATGGGAAAATAGATATTAATCAAATTCCTTATGCAAATGTTTCGGGAGTAAAGGCTTGTGGTGATTATTTAAGAAACAAGATTCAATGGTATTACAAAAGATGGAAGGAGACCTAAATGGATGAAGAACAAAAACTCTATGACAGATTTGTAGAGGTTCTTAATAACAGACTGGATTCAGAACCTTCTGCTCAAGATTTAGCTGTGGTTTTGAACTTCCTGAAATACAATAATATACAGGCTGCTTCTAAACACAAAGGAGTAGCAAAACTTACAGATAAAATTAAAACCCAGCTGCCCTTTGAAGAGGAAGATGAGATTCCTGAAATAAGGAGAGTAAAATAGACCTCTCTATAGATGAAGCTCTTATAGCTAAATGCAAAAAGAATTTCAAAAACTTTTTATATGTGGTTTTTCATTATATAAATCTTCCTTCTCCTACTGAAATTCAATATGCAATAGCTGATGAACTTCAATACAGGGAATCTGACCTAATCCTTAACGGATTTAGGGGAGTTGCAAAATCAACCATAACAGGTATTTATGTTGCTTGGTTATTCTTTAAAGACCCTGTAAATACTCAAATTATTTATGTTGGAGCTAATCAGGAAGAAGCTAAAAAGTTTATGAAGTTTACAAGAGGATTATTTGAGATAGTTCCTTTTCTTCAATTCTTAATTCCTGATGTTAAAGCAGGACAGAGAGATAATGCTTTGGCTTTTGATGTAGCTCCGGCAGGAATAAGGATACAACCATCCTGTAGAGCAGTTGGTATATTTGGTTCTCTTACAGGTTCTCGTGCAACTCATATTATTGCAGATGATATTGAAACATCTGAAAATTGCGATACACAAATTAAAAGAGAGCATATTGAAAGTGCTGTTACAGAATTTAGGCAAATAGTATCACCTTTTAAAGATGGTAATTTATTGTTTTTAGGAACACCACACACAGAAATATCAATCTACAATAAACTCTATAACAAAGGAATACCTATAAGAATATTTCCTATTAAATATCCGACAGAACAACAACAAGAAAAATATGGTGATAAATTAGCTCCATACATAGTAAACAAAGTACAACAAGACCCTGCCTTGATTGGACAATCTACTGACCCTTTGAGATTTGGTGATGATATGATTCTGAAACTCGAAGCAGAAGGTAGAAGTAAGTTTGCTATGCAGCAGATGCTTGATACAACTCTTTCAGATATGGAAAGATACCCCCTGAAATGTTCTGATTTGATTATTATGGATTGTAACAAAGATATAGCACCTGAGAAAGTTGCTTATGGTTCATCTCCACAACAAATCATTAAAGATTTACCTTGTAATGGTATTGGTACAGACAGGTTTTATAATCCAATTCCTTTACCTGACATCAAATGGCTTCCCTACAATTACATTATGATGGCAATAGACCCTTCCGGTCGTGGTAAGGATGAATTAGCTTATACTATTTTAGGTGTTTTGAATGGTTCTTTATTCCTTCTTAAACAAGGTGGTTTACAAGGCGGTTATTGTGAAGAAAACCTCAAGAAATTGGCTATGATGGCTAAAGAGTATAAGATTAATAAATGTAAGATAGAATCTAACTTTGGTGATGGTATGTTTACAACTTTGTTATCACCAATTTTAAGAAAAATTTATCCTTGTGCAATAGAAGAAATAAGACACAATACACAAAAGGAAAGAAGAATTATAGACACTCTTGAACCTGTTATGAACCAGCATAGATTGATTGTGGATAAAGGTGTTGTTAAAGATGATGCAGAAAGTATTAAAATTTATCCTCTTGAAACACAGCAACAATATTCATTGTTTTATCAAATGACAAGAATCACAAAAGACAGGAATTGCTTAGGTCATGATGATAGGCTTGATTGTTTGGCTATAGCTGTTGCTGATTGTTTAGAGATGCTGATGGTAGATGCTGATGATGAAATTCAAAGAAGAATAGATGAAGAATTAGATAAACAAATAGAGGATTATTTTAGTGGTTTTGCTGTTTCATCTGATAAGGTTGAAGATAGTTGGTTCAATATTGAATAAAAATCAATCCTACCATTAATATAATAAGAGATTTCAAGGGTTAAATTGTTTTTAGGTATAAATACTCCTGAGAGGTGTTTAATCAATTTTAGGGGTATTTATATTTCTATAAGAGTGGAGAAGTTGGCTAATAACCTACCATGTACCACCACTGAGCAGTTAGTGTAAAATCCTGCAAAACCTTCCTCTGAGGTATATCAGAGGGTGTACAGGAATGATGTAATGGCAGCATAACAGTCTCCAAAACTGTCTGTGTAGGTTCAAATCCTGCTTCCTGTGATTTTTAATCCTTCCGGCTACCGGAAGAGCAGCAATAATTTTACCGGAAATTTTCAAGAGGGTATATCGTTCCCAGCTCGGCTTGACTTTCCCCCTTTGACCTCGTAAAATTCACATACCACAGCCAAAAATTTCAAGTAACTATTGACTTTCAATAAAATAGACCATTTTATTAAATAAAAAATTACATATATAATATATAATTTTATATAAAATACACACAAACACACATAAATAATATAAAATATTTTCTTTACATGCTCAACTCTCTATATTTTTTTGATTTATTACGAATTGTAAAGCATGTCAAATCGTGACTGTAACATGATTTTAGACATTTTAATAAAACATTTTGTGATATTTATAAAACAAATCACTTGATATTTAAAACAGCTTGTGATATACTATAAGTATGAAATGAGTTAAACAGATTATGAACTCTAGATACATAGGTCAAGGCGTGAACCTCTAGACATAATTAAAACAATTCAAAGTAATAAAACAATCGTAATGTACTACAAAATAGACAAACTAACAGCCTACTAGGCTTAGCTTGGCTATGCAACAAAAGGAGATTAAAAATGTACTACAAAAAAGAATTTGATGTTCATTCATTTGAGTTTTGGTCAGGAGCTTATGACAGAACTAAAAATCTAAATTATGACCAGCTAACACAATTAGGACAATACATTGAAGATATGTTCTGTGATGATATTCCAGAAGATGTAGCTATTAATGATTTTGTTTGGTTTGATTGTGATGATTTTTTTAGCTCAATTTAACAAAGAGGAGAACTAATATGG